GTAGACATAGCCACCATTTCATTAATCGAGGCCAAGAGTAATAGTTGATTGGAGCGTTGCAGTTGTACCAGCACCCATGTCAGCTAGGTTTACTGTTAATGCTTGTCCACTATCCATTGTGATTGCTACAGAACCAGGATCGCCTCCAGCTATGACCGTATTCTTGCCCAAAAGAGGAAGCGATGGTACTGCCCCATTAGTAACCGTGGCAGATAGTAAGCTTGGTACGGCATCAGCTTGGATGTAAGTTTCGCTTGCCGAAAAAGCATCACCTGTGTTGACTACATTGAAGCTAGTATCGTAATCAATAGTAGGAACACCGTTAGCAATACCAGCATCAGCTAGATCAAGAGAACCTATCTGACCAGCTACAGTGTTTGCTTTTGGTGTTACGTTTGTACCAGCAACACTTATAGAAGCTCCAATACGCTCCGAAGTGGCACTTGCTGGAACTGTTGTTACAGAGGCTGCTGACTGGATCGTATGAGTAATATCTGCAAAACTAGCTGCTGGAAATGCTAGTAAAATCAAAGGAATAAATTTTTTCATTTTTTGGGTGATGGGGGATCAATAATTTCCGCATTTTCGATGCGAAGCGGTGTTTCTATTCTAATCGTTTGATAATTACTAGACTGTGACGCTAGTAACGCTTCTACTTCTTTTTTGCTTAGAGGCTTGTCCTCTGGTTTAAAAGTACCATCTCCACGCTTTTTTGCAGTAGCAATCCCATATGTAGACAAAGTCCCCGTGAAAACGCTCGCGATGAAAGTCGGATCAATCTTGTTTTGAACCCAACCTGGGATAGTTATATAGTTAAGAGTAAGAATAAAGCCACTCCAAACTAAGACACCTAATCGAACAAAATTACTAATGATAGCAAGCTGTTCTTCTTTATCGTCTATACCCTCTTTTAATTTTTGAAAAGGATTCTTTTTCTCCTGTTCTGCCATAGAAGCGTAGTATCTTGTCTAATACTAGCATTTTAGCTATGTTTGGGAAGTAACACATAAATGACGATGGTAAAAATCTTTAAACCTATTCTTCTTGTATTTATAAAATCTAAAGCAATGAAGAGATTGATAATTGATCTGTTGAAAGCAATCGCTAAAGAAACAGACAATTCAATAGATGACCAAGCAGTAAGCTTTATAGAAGCGAGAATGTATCCAGGATCTACTACAGCACTTCAATGATATGAAAGATGATGGCTTTATGAAAATGATTCATACAGAGCTACCTCCCGAAACAGAGTTAGTTATTGAACTTCGTTGTAGAGAAGTAATGTCCTGCCAAGATATAGATAAACTAAAAGCTTTTTGTGTAGACATGATGAAAAATCATGCTAGGGCTGAAGCAGTATTATCTAAGGCAATGATGAAAGTAATAGAGCTAGAGGCCACAGTAGCTGTAATGAAGACACCCGTAAGAAAAAATACAGGAATATATAAAGTTAGATGGTGGATAGAGCAACTTCATCTGCATTGGAAATACAGACATATAACAAAGCGTCACTCACGAGATGCGTAGCGAGCCTGTATATCAGGCACTATCATTTCTGGATACTGGATCGTAAACCACTTGTGTCCACATTCGTAGCAAAGTCGTCTGCGAATTGTTATAAATTTTGAGTTTCGTTCAGACTTAATAACCTTCTGATCGCTGTACATTTTACAGCCTGGGCACTCGACCCATGTTATTCTTTTCATTTTTAAATTTTTTAGTTTTTCTGCTTTCTTCCGTCAATTCGTCTTTGTACAGATTCTCTCCACATCAACTCGTCTTTGGCTTCAGCAATTTTATATTCAGAACTAGAAAATTCACGTTGTAGTGCTTCGTAAGCTACCTTTCTTACCCATGCAGTACCTCGCATACCTTCTTTGTCAGCAGCTTTTTCTATAAGTTCTGCTCTATTAGGATCTATAAGTACTTGATAATAGCTTTTGTTTCCGTGTTTTAGAGCCATTTACAATGTTGTTCTTGTACTACTCTACCACCAAAAAGGCAAATCGGCTTTATCAAGTTGCTTTTCCACATACTTTTTTCTGGCATCTCTCCTTTTTTGGGTTTTGCCAGTACGAACTTCTCTAGCTCTTTTTAAAAAGTCAATTATACTACCCAGATCCTTGGTAGTTGCCTTTGGAATCTCTTTGTATAGATCCTTCATTAGATCTACTCGGATATTCTTTTGCATAAGCAGCAGCCATCACTTCATGGAGTGTCTTATAGTATGCTACCTCAGTATTACTTTGATAGCACCATCCTTTTGTAGTATTTAAGATTCTAATCATTTCTCCTTGTCCACTCAGAAATAAGTTTTCTTAATTCTGCTATACGCTTTTGAGCAGCTTCGATTCGTTGTTCTTTAGTCAATGTACTTCGCTCCACTTGTCGCCAATAGAAACTTCGGCTAATGCTGGTACGTCACCTAACCATTTGGCCTCCGCTTTTTCCATTGTAGTTTTAAGAATCTGAGCCCACTCATCTGCTAAATCTTCTTTAACAAGAAGTATTAATTCATCGTGAACGGCTGCTGCAATCATTACTTTATCTTCACCTATCTCTTTAACTTTGCTCCATAAGTTACCTAATGCACACTTCAATATGGCAGCACCAGCACCTTGAATTGGTGTATTACATCTAACCGTAGTTCTATTAAGATCGCCCTTCAGGAATCTACGCATATTAGATACTGGAACTCTAGTCTCAGGCCATTCATCTCCCTCTGTGGATCGTGATAAATAA